GCCCCTGGCGGCGGCCAAGAGCGGTCCGGAGGCGGTGATGAGCCGGGAGGGAACGAGTGCCTACTGACCACTTCGCCGCCGGACGTCAGATTGCGGCCCGCATCGAGGCCGGCATGACCGGCCTGCGCCAGGTGCGCCTGGCCGCCAGCCTGGACGAGATCGCCGACTGGCAGCCGTCTTCCCCTGCCGTGTGGGTGATCTGGGACGGCGACCGGCTGGATGACCATGCCGGGCACGGCAAGGCGCAGATGATCCGCCAGCGCTGGATCACGGCCCTGGTGGTGCGCTCGGTCAAGGAGGCCGCCGCCGGCGGCGGCGTGGTGGAGGCGGCAGGCCCCATGCTGGCCCAGCTGCTCGGCCTGCTCATGGGATGGCAGCCTGCCGAGCCGCCCGGCTGCCGCGGCCTGGTGCGGGCGGACGCGCCCCGTCCTGGCTACGGGGCGGGGTATGGATTTTTCCCACTCGCCTTCGAGGCGGCCTTTCCTCTCATATAAAGGAGATCGATCATGGCTTACTTTTCCGGACAGGGGCGCGTGTATCTGGCCCAGCGTGACGCCAACGGCAACCCGCTGGCCCTGCGCTGGGTGGGCAACGTCCCCGACCTCAAGATCACCCTCAACGTCGAGACCATCGAGCACAAGGAGAGCTACAGCGGCCAGCGGCTCACCGATCTACAGCTCATCACGGCTAAGGACGGGGAGTTTTCCTGCACGCTGGAGGATCTGTCCGCCGAGAACCTGGAGCTGTCGCTCTACGGCGTGACCTCCAGCGTCACCTCCGGCATGGTGGTGGATGAGCCACTGCCCACCGACATCCTCGACGGCGAGACGCGGCTGCTTGCGCATCAGTTCGTATCGAACGTGGTGATCAAGGATTCCGCAGCGAGCCCCGCCACCCTCACGGAGGGCACCCACTACAAGGTGCACGCCGCGCAAGGGGCGATCGAGTTCCTCGATGTCACCGGCTTCACCCAGCCGTTCCTGGTCGACTACGACTACGGCGCAGCCAAGAGCGTGGCCATGTTCCGCTCGGCGCAGCCGGAGGTGTGGCTGCGCTTTGACGGCATCAACACCGCCGACGCGAACCGCCCGGTGATCGTCGATCTGTACCGGGTGGCGATCAATCCCACCCGTGATCTGTCGCTGATCAGCGAGGAGCTGCAGCGCTTCGAGCTCTCGGGCCGGGTGCTGGCCGATCTGACCAAGGATGCGTCCGGCGCGCTCGGCCAGTTCGGGCGGATTGTGATGCAGGGCTAAGCGATGGCTGCCAAACCGCAGACCACGGGGGCGAGCGACCCGCGCGAGGATCTGGACATCCTGCTCCCTGACGCGACCGTCCACGTGGGCGGTCGCGACGTCACGGTGCGCGAGCTCAGGTTTGCCGAGTCGCTTGAGGCTACGCCCATCGCGCGACCCATCATCGAGGCGGTGCGCGCACAGGTGGAGATCCACGGCGTGACGCGGGCGCTCCGAGGCGTAGCGATCGGGGAGGACATCGACGGGAGGCCGGCGTGATGGAGCAAATGGACCAAATGGACCACAACGAACAGGACCCGGCGCTGCTCTTCGATGAGCAGACGCTGGAGATCGCCGGTGAGCGCATCGTGGTACGCGAATACCGCTATCTGCAGGGGCTGCGCGCCGCGGCCATCGCCCGCCCGCTCCTGGAGGGGCTGCGCGCGCTCATCGAGGACCTCGCGGGGCCGGAGGCGCTCGCCCCCGAGGCGCTCGATGCGCTCATCGGCGAGCACCACGAGACGTGGCTCGCGCTCATCGCGCTCTGCATCGACCGCCCCGTCGAGTGGGTGGCGGCGTTGCCGGATGCCGAGGGCCAGCGCCTTGGCTTGGCGTTCTGGGCGGCCAATGCCGGTTTTTTTATGAGGCGGCTGGTGGTGGCGCGCGCGGTGAGGGAGGGACTCCGGTCCCCCTCGCCGAAGTCTTCGACGAGCTCGTCCGCGCCGGCCACGGAGCCGACCACTACGCCCTCGCCGAGCGCTACTCCTGGCGCCAGATCCGCCGCTACTACGCCATCGCCCAGCAGCGCCGGAACCGACAGCGCGCCGACCTGATCGAGGCGGTGGCCGCCGGGTTCGCCGGCCAGGATATCGGGCGGATAATTCGGCGGCTGCGGGGCGAGGGCTAGGGCTGCGGGGCGAGGGCTAGCGGTGGAGCACCCAGCGTACCGTGCCGCCGATCGCCAGCAAGCCGCCCAGCGTGGCGAGCCCGATACCGATCAGATAACCAACGGATGGGCCTGCCGTCTGGTAGACGGGCGAAATGAGCATCATGGAGATACCGACAGTGAACACGAGCGCGCCGATAACAATCAGGCCGATGAGTTTCATGGCAATACCCTCCCTGCGGGTGAGCGCATAGTATGGCCCAGGACTTGGAACTCGCGCTACGCATCAAGGCCGACATCAAGCAGGCACTGGACGGGCTGGAGCAGGTCGTCGATGGCCTGCGGGACACCGCCAACGCCGGCAAGGACGCCGGCAAGGGCCTCGGCACGGCCGGCAAGGATATCCAGAAGGTCAACGACCGCCTGCGCGACACCGCCAACGCCGGCGCGCAGGCCGGCAAGGGCGCGCGCGAGGCCGCGCGCGGCATCGATGCGGTGGGGCGCAGCGCCAAGCAGGCGAGCCCCACCGTGGTCGATCTGTACCGCAAGGTCCGTAACCTGTGGGCGGTCTACGCGAGTGTGCGCGCAGTGCAGGGCCTGGTGCGCATCACCGATCAGTACCAGCAACTGCGCGGCCAGCTCGCCCTCGTCACCGAGTCGGAGGAGGAGTTGGCCGACACCGAGCGGGCGCTGTTCGACCTCGCCCAGCGCACCCGCTCCGGCTACGCCGAGACCGTCACGCTCTACGCGCGCATGGCGCGCTCGGCCAAGGAGCTGCACCTCAGCCAGCGCGACCTGCTCGGCGTCACCGAGACCATCAACCAGGCCATCCAGGTCTCGGGCGCGAGTGCCCAGGAAGCGGCCGCCGGCGTCATCCAGTTCGCCCAGGGCCTTGCCGCCGGCGCGCTGCGCGGCGAGGAGCTGAACTCCGTCACCGAGCAGATGCCGCGGCTGATGGAGGCCATCATCCAGGGCGTCCAGAAGGTCAACCCGCAGCTCGGCCTCACCCGTCAAAACTACCGCGACCTTGCCGCGGAAGGCAAGCTCACCACCGAGCTGATCATCGCGGCGCTGCAGAGCCAGGCCGACACCGTCGCGCGCGAGTTCGCCCGCCTGCCGCGTACCGGCGGGCGGGCGCTGACGCAGTTGCGCAACGATTTCGACCGCTCCTTGAAGGATGCCGACATGCGCCCGCTGGTCGACGCCATCGACGATCTGCGCGATACGGTGACCGATCCGGCATTTCAGAAAGGGATCTCCGACCTCGCGTCGGGCCTGGTGCGCATCGTCTCCATCGGCGGCGAGGCGGCGGCGGAGTTCGGCCGCTTCGGTCGGCTGTTAGGGCGATTCGCGGCAGAGTTAACGGGTAACCTGTCACCGCTCGATCAAATCGAGGCGGAGATCGAGGATATCGACGTCGCGCTGAGGAATAGCTGGCTGTTCAAGCCAGCCAAATATCTCAATACCACCAAAGAAGAGCTGGAGCGCATCCGCGCGCAGCTCATTGCCGAGCGCGAAGCTCTGCTCGCCGCCCAGGGACTGGTGTCACCGAAACCAGGCGCGCCCGCCGCCACGCCTGCCGGCGCATCGCGCGCGGGCGGGACGAAACCAGCCGCTCCCAGCGATGACTTCCTCGAGGCCCAGGCCGACCTCGAACGGCGCATCGCGATGCTCGGCCGCGAGACCGCCACCGAGCAGATGCTGTGGGAGGTGGAAAAGGGCCGCTACAAGGACCTGGAAGGGGGCGAGAAGACCGCTTTAATTGCCCTCGCCCGCCGCCTCGACGCCGGCACCGTCGCGATCCGCCAGGCCGAGGAGCAGCGCAAGGCCGAAGAAGCGGCCCGCCTCGAACAGGAACGCTACGACCAGGAGCTGGAGCGCGCCGCCCGCGCGATCCGCGACATGCTCGATCCGATGGAGTCCCAGCGCCGCGAGCTCGCCCAGCTCGACGAACTGCTCGCCCGCGGCAAGCTCAGTTGGGACGAGTGGGCCGAGGCGACACTGCGCGTGCATGAGCGCATGGATGAGCTCCACAGCAAGGTCGAGGAGACCGGCACAAAATCCAACGAATATGCCATCCAGGCCGCGCGCAACATCCAGAGCGCATTCGCCGACTTCCTGTTCGATCCGTTTGAGGACGGTTTAAAGGGCATGCTGCGCGGCTTTGCGGACATCATCCGCCGCATGATCGCCGAAGCGATGGCCGCGCGCCTGGCCGAGAAGCTCTTTGGCGACTTCGCCAAGACCGGCCTGCTCGGTGGTTGGATCGGCGGCGTGCTCAACGCGGTGGTGCATCACTCCGGCGGTATCGCGGGCAGCAGCGCGGCACCCGTGCGCGCCATCTCCCCGCTCGCCTTTGCCGGCGCGCCGCGCTACCACTCCGGCGGCATCGCCGGGCTCGCCCCGGACGAGGTGCCGGCGATCCTGCGCCGCGGCGAGGAGGTGCTGACGGCCGATGATCCGCGCCACCGGGCCAATGGCGGAGGGCAGGGCGTCGGCGTGCGGATAATCAACGTGATCGACCCGGCGCTGGCTGCCGACTATCTCAATTCCGCCGCCGGTGAAAAAACCATTCTCAACGTGCTCTCGCGCAACGGCTCGGCCGTGCGTGAATTACTGAGGTAAGCCATGGCTTTTACTAGTGGAACAGCAACAGACTATCTAGACCTGCTGAACCGATTGAAGCAGTTCGTCACGCAGGACATGCTGCCGGCCAACGAACGCTGGTCGGTCTTGCGCTGGGTGCCCGGGCCGCCCGCTGAACTGGTGCTGCAGGGCCCGGGGCTGGCGGGCACCGACCAGATAAACGTCGGCATCCTGTCCGAGGCCGGATCGGACTATGGCAACTGGAAACTGCGCGGATTCGTCGGCTGGAATCCGGTGCAGACCTTCGACGGCCAATACAAATCGAGCAGCGCCTACTATGCAATGCTCATGACGTCCGCTATGTCCTACTGGATCGTGGCCAATGGCCGGCGCATCGTGATGGTGGCGAAGACCGGCCCCTACTACGAGATGGTGTATCTGGGGCTGTTCCTGCCCTATGCCACGCCGGTACAGTATCCATATCCGCTCCTGGTCGGCGGGAGCTACAACGGTTCGAGACGCTGGAGCGACGTCTCCTATCGCAGGCACCTGCCCAAGTCAACCGGATCCTCGGGTGCGTACTACGCACCGACGGGTTCGTGGACCACTGTGTCGTCGGTGTGGCCGGGCAATTGGGCCGGAACCATCCGTGAATGCCCGGACGGCTCATACCCGCTGTTGCCCTACATCCTCAATGGGCTCGGGGAGATGGATGGCTGCTACGCCGTTCCCGGTTATGGGAATGCAGCGGAAAACATCATACACGTCGACGGTGTCGATCATCTGGTGGTGCCGGACGTGTATCTCGCCGGCTACGGCGACTACTGGGCTTTGAGACTTTCGTAATGTGGCTCACATGAGGTAAGCGATGGCATTTCAATCCGGCATCACCACTTCGCCGAACGACCTGCTCGACAAGATCAGACTCTTTGCCACCGGTTCCTGTGGTTATACGCAGCTGATGTATCAGCCGGACGCTGACTACTACCGTCTGCACTTGCAGCACGCGGCGACCGGCCAGTACGTTCACCTGCATTCCTACGCGAGCCACATCAGATGTTATGGTTCGACGAGCTGGAACAGCGGCGCAGCGTGGGACGCGCAGACCGTCGCTTCGGGTTCGATTTCCCTGAGCCAGTTGTCTGGCAGCGCCGAGTATTTCCTCTTCGGCGGGGACGGCTGGTGCTACTGCGTCGTGCAGGAGAGCAGCACCTCCTATCGGTCACTCCTCTTCGGCGTGATCACCAAGACGTGCACCTTCACCGGTGGAGCCTTCCTGTCGGATACCACCACCACCTACGTGCTGGCCGACATCGACGCCGACACCAACATATGGAAGGCGAGCTCCTACTCCTCGGGCGCCAATGCCGTGCGCACCTTCGACAAAGCGACGACGCGGAATCTCGACATCTATTCGCCCATTGCCTTCAACGGGGTGACGCCACTCTATCCATGCACTGTCGAAGTCGGTCGCAAGACGCCAAACGGCTTCTACTCGATGGTGGGGTACGTCCCCGGCGTGCGCCTGCTGCATATGAACGGGCAGTATGTTGACAAGGACATCATCACGCTGGGCGGCAATGACTGGATGGTTTTCAGCATCATCTACTACGGCTACAACTACGGCTACGCCTTCTTGAAATGACCACCTACGCTGGAGCCATCCTGCCCTCCGGACTGCCGGCCGATCCCGCCTATGGCGCAGCCTACAAGTTCCTGCCAGCACCCCTGACGCTGCCGTACCCGAGTGTCCAGGCCAGCAACCAGCCAAGCGCCGGGCCGCTGACCAACAACCTGCCGATCAGCGAGATCGTGCAGACATTCGCGGGCAGTCGTCATCGGGCGTTCGAGCAGGACTGGTATCACCACGTCCATGTGCTGCCCTCCGCCCTCGACCTGGGCAATGTGATCAGCAACGCCACCCGCACCATCGAGGTGTGGAACGCCTGTTGGGCGAGCAAGACGCTCGCGACCATCGCAGCGACGGGCACCACCGGCGGCATCACCCTCGGTGGCCAGAGCACGCCGCCGTTGACCTTCGGCCCGCTGCAATCGCGCCTGTACACCATCACGGTCTCTACTGCTGGCGATCCCGTCATCGATGCCCGCTACACCTTCGACTTCGGGGCCGAGTCGCCACAGCTGCGGGTGACCGGGCGGCGCATCGTGGTGTGGCCTTTCCGACCGGATTGGTCGGACGGCATCACCGAGCGGTTGGAATGGCTGACCGATGTCCTGCCAGCCTACGACGGCAGCGAGCAGCGCGTGCGCCTGCGCGATCATGGGAGGCGCGGCATCGAGTATGCCTTCCTGGCCGCTGGCCACGACGCCCGGCTGCTGCACTCACTCACCTTCGGATGGGGCGGCCGGCTCTATTGCCTGCCGGTGTGGTGGGAGGCGGACTTCCTGCCCGCCGGCATCGCGGCGGGCGCGACCAGCGTGACCGTCACCGACGCCGCCCTCAAGGACTATCGCGTCGGCGGGCTGGTGGTGTTCTGGCGCGAGACGGGCTTTACAGAGGCGGTGGAGATCCTGTCTGTCGTGGGCGACACCGTGCACCTCAAGCTGCCGCTGGCCAATACATTTCCGCCTGGCGCCCGGGTCTGCCCGGCTGTGCTGGCGCGGCTCACAGGGGAGACGCCATATACCCATGTCACCGACCGCATCGTCACGGGTCGAGTACGCTTCGATGTGGATGGCGGCTACGATCGCGCTCCCGCCGAGATCGGCCCGATCTGGGAGGGCTATGCCGTGCTGGACGAGCGCCCGGACCGCGCCGATGACGTGGCGGAAACCTGGGCCAGGACGCTCGCCATCCTGGACAACCTCACCGGCATCGTGGCCGTGGACGACACCAGCGGTGCGCCCATTATCCGCCGCACCTACACCTGGACGCTGGCAGGCCGCCAGGCCATCGACCGCTGGAAACGCTGGGCCGCGGCACGGGCAGGGCGGGCCAACGCCCTGTGGCTTCCCACCTTCGCCGACGACCTGGAACTGGTGCTGGCGGCGGGCAGCGGTGATACCGCCTTGCGCGTGCGCAACACCCTTTCTGCCCGCTACGTGGGCGCGCATCCGCTGCGTGCGGCGGTGCGCATCGAGCTCCACGATGGGCAGGTGTTCCACCGGCGCGTGACCGGCATCACCGAGCTGGATGCCGACACCGAATCCATTGGCCTGGACAGCGCCCTGGGTCTCACCGTCTATCCCGCAGACGTGCGCCGCATGATGTGGATGGGCCTGGCCCGGCTGGAGGCCGATGCCCTGGAAATCCACTATCTGACCGACAGCCTGGCGCAACTCCAGGCCACCTTCAGGATCGTGCAGCAATGAGCTACGCCGCCACCGAACACAGCGCCGCCCAGGGCCGCCCGGTCGAACTCTACCGCTTCGCTCTCGGCCTGCAGCGCTGGACCTACACCTCCGGCCAGACGGCGGTGGTGTATCAATCCGAGACCTATGCACCCGCGCCCATCCGGCGATCCGGCATCGAGCAGGGCAACGAGCTGCACCGCGCCGGGCTGGAGATCACGCTCCCGCGCGACAACCCGCTCGCGGCCCTGTTCATCGCAAGCCCGCCCGAGGGTGTGATGAGTGTGACGCTCTATCGCTTTCACGCCAGCGATGCGGACGCCGAGACCATCACCCTCTGGAAAGGACGTGTGGGCGGGGCCAGGCTCGCCGGCTCCGAGCTGACCCTCACGTGCGAGCCGGTGGCCACGAGTCTCAAGCGCCCGGGCCTGCGCGCGCGCTACCAGATGATCTGCCGCCATGTCCTGTACTCCGCAGGCTGCGGCGCGCTTGCCGCCTCCTTCCGGGTGGACGGCACGGTCGCGGCGGTGAGCGGCGCATCCGTCCAGGTCGCCGCCGCCGCCAGCAAGCCGGACGGCTATTTCGTGGCCGGCATGCTCACCACGGCCAGCGCCGGCGCGCGTATGATCGTCGGCCACACCGGTGCCAATCTGACCCTGGTCGCGCCCATGCCGGGCCTGGCGGTGGGCATGGACGTGCAGCTGTACGCGGGTTGCGACCACTCGGTCGCTACCTGCCGTGACCGGTTTGGCAACCTGCCCAACTTCGGCGGTTTTCCGTATATCCCGATCAAGAACCCGTTCTCCGGCGACGCCATCGTGTAAGGGAGGAGCGGACCATGTGGAACTATCTGATCACCTGGGTCGTCACCACCGTGCTCTCGGCCCTGCTTGCGCCACGCCCAAAGGTGCAGGATGCCAAGCCGGGTCAGATCGGCGAGCAGGACATCCCGATGGCGAGCCAAGACGCACCCATCCCGGTGCTGTTCGGCACCCGCGTGCTGTCCCAGCCCAACGTGGTGTGGTGGGGCGATGTGCGCGTGGTGCCAATACGCAAAAAAGCCGGAGGCAAGAAGGGATGAGCGAGGTCATGGCCAGGCTCGAGCATGCCCGCCGTCTGGGCTACTGCGCCCGCGGCATGCGCCGCTGGTTCGAAGGCCGCGAGTATGGCTGGCAGGCATTCATCACCACCGGCGTGCCCGCAGACTGGCTGCGCGCCACGGGCGACGCCATGGCCATCCGGGTGGCCGAAGAGGCGGAACGCGATGAGGCGGTTCGAAAAGTGAAGGTGTCATGAGCGGAGGCAAGGGCAAAAAGACATACACCGTCGGCTACTGGTACGGTCTTGGCATGCACATGGTGCTCTGCCACGGGCCGGTGGACGAGGTGCAGGAGGTCCAGGTCGGTGAGCGCACGGCCTGGGCGGGCAACGTCGCATCCAATGCGAGCATCGCCATCAGCCGCCGCGACCTGTTCGGCGGTGAGGAGCGCGAGGGCGGCGTGGACGGCACCCTGGACATCCTGATGGGCGCATCGAACCAGCCGCCCAACGCCTACCTGCAATCCAAGCTTGGCGCCGACATCCCGGCCTTTCGCGGCGTGCTCTCCGTAGTCTGGCGCGGACTGGTCTCGGCCATGAACCCCTACATCAAGCCCTGGCGCTTCCGTGTCAAACGCATCCCAAAGGGTTGGTATCCGGCCAAGGCCGAAATCTCCGGCGACGCCAACCCCGCCCACATCATCCGCGAGTGCCTCACCAATGCCGAGTGGGGCATGGGCTATCCGGAGAGCGACATCGACGATGCCAGCTTCACCGCTGCCGCCGATACGCTCCATGCCGAGGGCTTCGGTCTGTCCATCCTGTGGAGCCAGGAGCAGCCCATCGAGGACTTCATCCTCTCTATCCTGCGCCACATCGACGGCGTGCTCTACGTGCACCCGCGCACGGGGCGGTTCACCCTCAAACTGGCGCGGGCGGACTACGACCCCAATGCCCTGCCCGTCTTTGGGCCATCCAACATCCTGGGCATCGAGGAGTTCACACGGCCATCCTGGGGCGAGATCGTCAACCAGGTGACCGTCGTCTACCGCGACGGGCCGACCGACAAGGACGCCTCGGTCACCGTCCAGGACATCGCCGCCATCCAGTTGCAGGGCGGCGTGGTCGCCACCACCGTGCGGTATCCTGGCATCAGTCGCGCGGAGCTGGCCAACCGGGTGGCCACGCGCGAGCTCAGGCAGCTCTCCAGCACCTTGGCCAAGGTCACGCTGGTCGCAAACCGGCAGGCCTCCAGCCTGGACATCGGCAGCGTGTTCAAGCTCACCTGGCCTGCCTACGGCATCACGGACATGATCATGCGGGTGGCCCGCATCTCCTACGGCGAGCTGACCCACGGCCAGGTCCGTGTGGAGGCGGTGCAGGACATCTTCGGCCTGCCCAATGCCGTCTATACCAACCCGCCGCCCACCGGCTGGCAGGACCCCATCAGCCTGCCCGCACCCTGTCCGGCCCAGACCCTCTACGAGGTCCCCTACTGGCAGATCGTCAAGGACTTGGTGGGCGAGTGGCCAAGTCTGCTGGATGATATCGACGAAACGGAGGGCATGGTGGCCACCCTGGGCGCGCGCCCCAGCCCGGACGCCATCGACTACCACGCCTACGCCTGGGACGCCGCCGCCACCGCCTGGTCGGACCGCGGGCGCGGACCGTTCGCCCCCACGGCCATCCTGGCCGCCGACCTGCCGCAAGGGTCGTCAAGTGTGGACGTAACTCTGACCGGCGCGATCGACCTGGAGTACGTCGAGGCCGGCGACTTTGCCATCATCGACGAGGAATGGATGCTGGTGCAGGCGGTCAACGTCTCGACCAGCGCCGTGACCCTGGCCCGTGGCGTGCTCGACACCGTACCCGCCGCCCACAGCGCCGGGGCGCGGCTGTGGATCGTGCATCCGCACTACATCACCCCGGAGTACGTGGCAGGGGAGAACGTCCAGGCCCGTCTGTCGCCCAAGACCGGCAAGGGCGATCTGGACGTGGCGCTTGCGCCCACCGTATCCGCCACCATCCAGCAGCGCTTCATCCGCCCCTACCCGCCCGGCAACGTGAGAGTCAACGGTGCGGCCTACCCGTCCGTCGTCGCGGGCGACATCGCCATCGCCTGGGCCAACCGCAACCGGGTCAACCAGACCGCCGGCGTCATCCTGCAAACCGACGGCGACATTACGCCCGAGACCGGCCAGACCACCACTATCCGGCTCTATGACGCAGGCGGTGCGCTACGCCGCACCTACAGCGGCCTCACCGGCGCCAGCCAGACCTGGACCCTGGCGGACATCATCGCCGACGGCGCGGGCGCATCCGGCACGGTGCGCATCGAGATCGAATCCGCGCGCGACGGCTACACCAGCTGGCAGCACCACGAAATCACCATCGACCGCGCAGGCTACGGCCTGCGCTATGGGCAATACTACGGAGGCATCTGATGGCACTCACCGATCCGAATCTGGGATTGACCTACGGCTGGACGCTGGGCGAATCCGGCTGGCACACCGGCATGGACGCCAACCTCAAGCGCCTGGGCGCGCTGGTGGGGCTGTCCGTGAAGGACCGCGACCTGACCACGCCGCCTGCCAGCCCCGCCGAAGGGGATCGCTACATCGTGCCGGCTGGCGCCACCGGCGCCTGGGCCGGCAAGACCGACCAGATCGCGGTGTGGATCGGCGGCGCATGGGAGTTCTATACTCCCAAGATCGGCTGGCTGTGCTACATCGAGGACGAGGAAGTGCTCAGCGTCTTCAAAGCCGACGGCTGGTCAGCCGGGGTTGCGGGCGGCGGCACGACGCTTCCGGTTGACGATACGACGGCGCTGGTCAAGGACTCGGATGATGATACCAAACAGGTCCGCATGGAGGTTGGCGGGCTCACGACCGGCACGACGCGCGTGATTACCATTCCGGATCGTGACATTACGTTGATGGGTACGGATGAATCGTTTCTGGCCACCTGGATTCAGGGCCTGCAGCTCGTCTGGGTGTCCGGCAGCGCGCTCACCATCACGACCGGATCGGCCTGGATTCCGTCGCTGGGGCGCGTCTATCAGGTCGCGTCGGACATTGAACTGACCGGGCTCTCGTTCTCGGCCAACACGTGGTATCACGTCTATCTCTATGACAATTCAGGCACGCCTGCTGCAGAGTTGTCGACCACGGAGCCGGCCGCGCCCTACGCCGGGACGGCGCGCACCAAAACTGGCGACACCTCCCGGCGCTATCTAGGATCGGTGCGCTCTAACGGCGATGCTACGCCGATCATGTTCAATTTTTTGCATTCCGGGCAGTTCATCAAATACCGCAACCAGCAGGATTTTGCGCCATTCCGGTTGCTCAGTGCCGGGACGGCGACGACCGAGACGGTCGTATCGGCATCAGCGGTGGTGCCCGTGACGGCGCGGATTGCCTCGATTCGCGTAGTGAACTTGGCCGATGTTCCCATGCGCACCGGCACGAGCGATGACAGCGCATCCGGCCCGCCCACTATGGGCATTGTCGGGGTCGCCCCGGGCGCGCAGGCGTTTCTGGATCACCCCTTGGATTCGTCGCAGGCGATGACCTATTGGATGGTCTCTGAGCCTGGGTCGGGCGGGGCCTATATCGATGTCTACGGCTACGTGTTGGAGCGCTGAGAAGTGCTCAATGCGTAAGGCGGCGGGCTGGTCCCAGGCCGACAACGCTTGGGCTTTTGCCGCGCCGCGTGTCGGCTGGCTGTGCTACATCGAGGACGAGGGCAAGCTGTCGGTCTATAAGGCCACCGGCTGGAGCGCAGGCACGATCATTTAACCCCGTTTGCTCGCATTCCATGCGACGAATAATGTCGCATGGAATTCGAGCATGTCGCATGGAATTCGAGCATGCGTCGCATTTAATTTGAGCAAGCCCACCGGGCTGCCGAACCGCACATTGATCCAGGACCGGTTGCATCAGGCGATATTGGCGGCACAGCGTCACGACGAATCCGTCGCGTTGCTCATGATGGACCTGAACCGTTTCAAGGAGATCAACGACA